ATCTACCTCTGATATCATTCATATCGTTTTCTAGTTCAATGTTTTTTTGCATTAAAACAAATTTTTCTCTCTCTTTTTCAACAATGTCTTTAGAAATATTGTTTTGATCTCTAATAATCGTTATCATTCCATTAATGGCATCTTTTGCTTTATTTGCTTCTTTGGCTATATCTTTAAATGAATCTTTATCTTTATTTTGAATCTTTAAGGCTTCATCTGTATTGGTAGATAAATCTTTTACTCCTTTTCCTACTGCTGCAAGAGTAGCAATAATAAATACTCCCTTTTTGCCAAATAAAATACCTGACACTATTCCGAATTGTTGAAGTTCAGATGGTAATGATTGAAAACCATCAATCAATCCTCCTACAGTTTCTGCAACTAATTTTAAAGGTGGATAAACTTGTTTAGCCGACTTAGAAACTAAAACTAATGCATCTCCTAATCCTTCACCAATGGATCTGGCTAATTGTGTTATTTGTTCTTCATTATCTGCTAAGAAATCATCTAGATCTCCAAATTCTGCTTTTAATTCATCAAAAAATCCTGCTGCTACATTTTTTTGAAAGTTAAAGTACTTATCCTGGATCATGGATAAAGTACCTTCTAATGTTTGTGCTAAATCTTCAGTGGCTTTTGCGAATTGACCATCACCGGCAAATAATTCTTCAAATCTTTTTATTGTTTCTTCAGCTGTTACTTTTGCACCTTGCTCAAATCCTAGTAAGGCTCTAACACCTCTTTCTCTAAAAAGATCTGCAGCTCCAATACCACCAGAAAAGGCCCTTTGAATTTGGGATGCACTAGTTTCAAAATCTAATCCAGTAACTGCTGCAACATTACCGGTTATCTCTAATATTCTGTTAAGATCATTAGCATCATCTGCAACAACTGCTAAATTACCAGATGCCCTGGATATCTCCTCCAGGGAAAATGGAACTTTACTGGCAAATTTTGATAAATTGTCAAAGGCTAATTGGCCTTCTTCTACTGATCCAAATAAGAACTTAAATCTTACCTGGAGGCTTTCTACTTCTTTACCAACATTAACAAAAGATCTTAAAACAAGACCTGCACCTAATGCACCTACTGCAGTTTGTAAGGAAAATACTCTATTTTTAACATCAGATAAATTTTTCTGAACACCTTTGAGTACTCTAGCTGATTGGTCACTTGCAAGAATTTTAATTAAGAGATTTTTAGCCATTATCTTCTTTTACCTTGCATCCTTGCTTTATTCAATGCCTTTTGTTCTTCGTCAAATTTTAATTGGTAATATGCACTCCACATAGAGAATTCCTCTACTGGCATTTGCATAATTTCGCTAATAGTTTTATGAAGTTTCTCTGCTAAGAAAAAATGAAATCTTAATTCAGAGTCTTTTTCTATTTTTTTTTTAGATCAGTAATAGATGGTGTTGAAGTAAGGATTTGACTAGCTACCCTTCCAATAATATCAGGATCAACAAATTTCTTCATCTTGATCTTACTCTCTAAATCAAACATTTTCTCGCCATCTTTTGTTTCTGCCTTTTTGACAATAACATCAATAAGTACAGTCAGATCATTATCATTTGATCCTTTAAAGATTTCAGATTTTTCTAGTAGTGTAAATGGTTTAGCATAAATGGCATCTTCGCCAACTAAACCCCACTCCTCAACTTCTATAATTTTTACTTCTTGGTGCTTAAAGTGCTGTATAGCACCTTCCAGGTAATCCTTTTTAGGCATCTAAATTATACAGTTGTAGTGCTTACACCACCAGAAAACTGAACTGTAATTGTACGAGCAATTACACCATCTAAAGAAACATTCTGAGATACACCAGTAACTAAAGCTGTTCCTGTGTAGTATGTATCACCAGATGAATCACCTTCTGGATATAAGTTTAAAGTTACTGAAGATCCAACTGCCAAAGCTGTTTGACCTGTAGTATCAGTTTCATCCCAGTGACATTCAACAGTACCTGTTGCATCAGATCTTAATACCTTATAGCTTTTGCTTGTATCAGTAAGCTGAGAATCCTCTACAACATCTGCTGATTCATCAATAGTAAATCCAGTCACTTCTGCGACTGTGTTTGCACCTACTTTGACTACTCCACTTGTTCCGACATGTGTTGCCATTCGTTTACTCCTTCTTCATTTAATTGTTGATCCTCTACTTTTACTTCTTTTTTCTTAGAAGTTCTAGTAGATTTTTTCTCAGCTGAAAGTTTATATCCTTTAGCTAAAAACTTGTCTAAGTTATCATCCCAGATCTCAACTGTATCAGTTCCACTGGGCATATATATTTTAATTCTATTGGCCATTATGATGTACCTCTAACAAATTCATAGAATACCCTTACCACAATTCTCACTCCACCCAAAGGATATAATGTACCTTCATCAGATGATACTTCTAATATTTTTGTTTCTTTAGCATTTCCACCTCTGGTCCTATCAGTGTCCAGGGTTTCTTCTATTACTTCAATTAATTGATTTCTTTTAGTATCAATATTGATATCTGTTCCTTTAACATAGCCCACAATCACATAATCTATAGTGCCAGATCTTTTACCTGCTGCATAATCACCAAGTGCAAAATCTTCTCGTGTTTCATCTCCTGATACGACATAAATAGCCGGTAGCTGCATCTCAGATAATTCTTCTGGTGTAAATGGCTCTCTTGTAATCTTTTTAAATTCAATAGGAGATGTGACTGCATCCAATGTAGTAATTAGATTAGCTGCTATATTTTCTCTTAGGCTCAAAATTTAATCTCCTTTTCTATGATCTTAGCGAATAAACTAATAATCTTATCTTCTTCTTTATCAGATATTCCAAAGAATGGCCTTACTACTTTAGATTTTCCTGCACCTACTTGATCGTGGTAAAATGCTTTTTTATTAGCATCTTCGCCTCTAAAGAATAATTCCCCTTTACTTGGTGATACCTTGCTAGTCAATGAACTGAACATTTGTCCGGTATCATTAAGATCTACAACACCAGATTCTTTAATCTTGGCTCTTTTGTATTTGATGGAGTAGGGCTTGAATGGTCTTTCATTAACATCCAGGCCTTTTTTTTCTGTTCTATTTCTAATATTAGATATTTGAAATGCTGAAACTTGTGCCAGGGCTTTTTTTGTTACCTGGGGAAACTTTCTAACTACATCAGCAATAGCTTTGGAAACTTGTACTGAGTTATCTTTAACAGTAACCTGGGCTACCATTATCTAACCAATCTTAAAAAATGTAATGGCTCTTTCTCATCTACAGTGATTGTATCATTATTATCCTCATCATATTCCGGCCCATCCCTTAATACACTTTGGAACTCCTCATTATATTTTTGTCTGTAGAAATCCATTTTATTTTGAAAAGTATCTTTTCCTTCTCCACCTTGTGGATCTTTAAACTTAGATAATATGGGATAAATATATTCTGATAATGCTCTATAAACTACACATCTGGTCCACTGTGATGGTGTTAGTTTTGTTTGGTCCATTTCAATGGATGTAACTTTTGTAATATCTCTATAGCGAACAGTGTGTCTATATCTTTCCCACCATTCCTCTCTAATTTGTCTAATGACATCATTTTCAGCATGTTGCAGCTGTGTATCAAAACTTGCTACTCCATATTCTGCTATATCTGGCTGATATTCTTGGATATCGGATAATGCGACTGAAAACTGTGTTGTTGCCATTTTTATATTCCTTTAGGTGGGAGCATAAACCCCCACCCAATAAAGATCAATTATAAAGATGCGTCTACAGTTACTTGACAGCCATAGTTGTCTTTTACGACATCTTGACCATAAGTCATTGTACCGACAATCTCAGTTGCTCTTAAAGATGCATCTCTTTGAGTTTCAATTTTGAAATCCATCTTCATAGCTAAACCAAGTGAAATTGGATGGAATACACCACCAATACAGTCACCGGCTGAGGAGATTGATAAGTTAGCATTTTCATAAACGTCAATACCAAAGATGTTTCCGACAAAGCCAGATCCAAATACGTTTTCACCAGTTGATGAAATCGCAGTTGCAGTTCCTGAGTATCCTGCTTGTGTTAATGTTTTCTTTAAGTTGAAAACAGCTTTTGGATGGAATACTGCGTAGTATGGTCTAGGAACGTTTAATGCTCTTAGTGTAGACTCAGCTTTTAACAGTAGATCGGCAGTCAGTTCAGTTCCGGCTGCACCTAAGTCATTACCTGTTGCAAATGAAGCGAATAATGCTGCTAGATCAGTATCAACTTTCTTTGCTAATGCTTCACCGAATACTCTACCGATATCTTGTGCAATCGGTCTAGAAGATGATTCTCTAGCTAGGTCAGTTAATGTTGTCATCACACCTACTTCTGAAGCTGTAATAGTTTTTTCAGTAGGATTTACTTCTGTGTTTGCTAAGTCAGATCCCTCTGATACAGCTGATGCTGCTACAGTTGGGAAAATCGGCACTGCAACTTGTTTGCCTTGCCCTGTTATGTTGTAAGTAGTTACTAGCGGCCTCATTACTGAAGTTTCCTGGAATGTGAAAATCGCTTCCTGGATAATCTCAGTATATAGTTCACTAATACTAGTACTTGTTGTTTCGTTTGCCATGTGGCTACTCCTTTTTAATATTAGTTATTAGTTATTATTTGTGGTCTTAAATTAAATCCTTGCTTAGATTTACGATACTCTCGGTATTTTTGTAAATCTTCCGGTTTGTTTAAGTCCAATGCCGCCAGATTAAAAGGTTGGGCGTCTACCTTACCCACATTCGCCTTACTTCCTGAGCCACTCGGTGTAGCCATTTGAAAGTGAGGGTTCTGCGTTAAAAACTCAGAAACATATTCCTCAACAGAATACAGTTCTCCATTTTTGTTATACCTCGGAGTTCCATTTTCTGCAAGAACTTCTACTTGACCATCATCATTTAATTGAACTTTATTCTTTAGCAGCTCAACTACTTGCTGTGGGTTAATAGCTTTGTTTTTAGATGCTGAACTTAACAAGGAATCATTAATCTTGATATTCTTTAGATCACCTTGCAGCTTTTGTATCTCACTTTGATACTTGTTAGCTTGTTCTTTGAGGATATCTTCAAACTCTCCTCTTTTCTTTTTATCTTCTAGCTCTCTAGTTTCTTTCTCCTGGAGTAGTGATTTAACATCATCCAGGTTATCAGTTCCAAGTTCTTTATAGATCTTGGCTCTTTCTCTAGCTAGTCTAGTTTTCACAATCCCTTCAATGTCAGCTTGGCTATAGCCCTTATTTTCCTCTTGTGTATTTTGCTCCTGTGTTTCATTTTTTGTTTCAAGTGTTTCATTCACTTGATCCAGATTACTCTGTTCTTCTGCCATAATAGACTCCTTTTAGGTTGTGTTAATTTATGTGTATCTCTATTTATCTTCTTCTTCAAGGAAATTGTCATTACCTTCTTTTTCAATGATTTCTTTTAATCTTTGATAAAATGCTTCTTCTAAATTACCATAATAAAAAATTAGTTCTGGATCTGTTATCTTTCTGCCAATTTCTTTAAATCTTTTATAATCATCTACTGATAATTCTTTTTTTTCTAAAATAGAATCTGCTTCTGATAATAATTCAATCATTTTAACACCTCTTTCTCTATAAATTCTATAAATGCCGGATCTACTAGATCTTTTCTATTCATGTGATATAAGCTGAAATTTTCACAAAACCATTCTTTTGCATTGGTATCAGAATACCTGGTAGATCCAGTTTTAAAGTATTTAACTTGGCTTAATGCTTTCTCAATTTTGGGAAATCTATATGTTTCTGTTGTAATATCTTTTAATTGATGAACTGCATGAGCAAATTCATGGTATAGAATTTGACGAATTTTATCTGCCTCATCTTCAAAATAATTAAATCCATTATGTGGTCTTTTCCAAGTTGCTTTTATTTCTAAATATTTCTCTCTAGTTTTTACTGATTTTGTTAATTTTCTTTCCTTAGAAATATCAGTACCAAGTTTAAAATTACTTAATGAATCCTCGCTTGATAATCCATATCTAGTTTTTGATAATGGATCATTAAAATATTTATAGTTAATTCTTAGATTCCCACTTCCCATTTTTGCTATAGCACTCATTTTGGCATCAGTAACTATAGATCTAATTTTTGGAATATTATAAATAGCTGCT